TGCAGCCGCTCATCGTGCCGTCGGCGCGGCGCAGCCCGGTCATGTGCAGCGGATCGCCCGCCCACTTGCAGGGCACGATCTTGTTCGCCTGCCGCGCCGTGCGGTTGAGGTGGAAGACGAGCTCGAAGGCGGGCGCGAGCCGGCCGTTCCAGTCGCCCGGCAGGCCCGGCCCTTGGTCCCAGGCGTAGAGCGCGAAGCGGCGCCAGCCCTGCGCGCGCATCCACTCGAGCCAGGCGCGCCAGTACGGCACCCATTCGCCATCGCGGTGGATCAGGCCGAGGTTGACGAGCACCTGGCCATCGTCGGCCATCGCTGCCGCCAGGTGGCGGAACGCGCCCTGCATGAGCGCGTCCCAATCGGAGACGCCGCCCGTGGTGTAGTCGCGCTGGCTGCCATAGGGCGGCGAGGTGAACAGCAGCGCGGCACGGTCGTCCGCCATCACGCGCGCCACGCTCGCTGCGTCCGTGCTGTCGCCGCACAGCAGCCGGTGCTCGCCGAGCAGCCAGAGATCACCCAGCCGCGTCACGGACTGACGTGGGGCCTCCGGCTCGGCGTCCGCCGGGTCAGGCTCCGCCGCCGCCTCCTCGGTCCCCGCTGCGCGGTCGCCGCCCTCCTGGACCGCGGGCGCGGACAGGGCCTCGGGCGCGTCGCCGTCGGTCACGGCCTTTCCAGCCGCCGCGAGGATGTCGTCGAGCTCCGCGGCCGAGAAGCCGAGCGCAGCGAGGTCGAGGTCCGGCGCCGCCTGCACCGCGGCCAGCGCCTCGCGCAGCAGCGCCTGGTCCCAGCTCGCGTTCTCGGCGATGCGGTTGTCGGCAAGCCGCAGCGCCTCCTTCTGCGCCGCCGAGAGATGCCCGAGCACGATCACCGGCACCCGCGCGATGCCGAGCGCCAGCGCCGCTTCGAGACGCCCGTGCCCGGCGATCAGCACGCCCTGCTCGTCGACCAGCAGCGGATTGGTGAAGCCGAAGGCCAGCATGCTGGCCTTGATCTGCTCGATCTGCGCTGGCGAATGCACCCGCGCGTTGCCGGGATGCGCACGCAGTTCCGCCACCGGGCGCAGCACGATCTTCGCGGCCATCCAGGGGAGCTGCATCGGCACCATCCAGGCTGCAGGGGAGTGCGAACCAGGTGCGAACCATGCGGCCGATGGTTCGCACTTATCGTGCTGAAATCATTGGGACCGGCTGCGAACCATGCGGCCGATGGTTCGCAGCCAACTCATTGAAATCACGTGGGAAAACTGCGAACTGCGAACCATATTTTCCGGCTGGCGCTAGCGGGATCGGGCGCGCCCGCCCCCGGCATAAGAACGGCGCCCAAAGGAACCATGTTTTCTGCGGCTTTCCGAGCCGTCCGTTGCGCTACCGTCTCTCGCCGTTCGTTCCGTTCTCCGAAGTGTCCAAGGTTTCCGCGGCTCTCCGCCAGGGCGTCTCTGCCGCTGCACTACGCGGATCGACGTTGCTTCCAGATCCGAGCGCGATCCGATGCCCCGCGGGCGCATCTTCCGACGCTGGCGAGAGACTGCCACTTCGGATTTCCACCCCGCAATGCAGTCCCTCGCCGATTTCTGAGAAAGATATGTTCCCGAGACGAACGCGGTCCGCGTCACGCGGCGCGCGGCCGGATCTCAAGCCGGTAGTGCGCCGCCAGCACGCCGAGCGCGCTGATCAGCGTGCCCTGGGCCTGGGCCGGGTGCATCAGCCGTCCGCCCCAGCCCTGGCGCCGCGCCCAGTCGCGGATCGAGACCTCCAGGCCGAGCACGTGCCAGGCGATGCTGCCGCACGGGCTGTCGAAGCCGCCCAGGGCCTCGAGCGCCCGGGCAACCTGCTCGCGCGCGATCCCCTGCGCCTCGGTGAGGCTCGGCTGCGTTGTGCCGGTGATCCGCAGCAGCGACGCGACCCGCACGCCGTGCAGCGCGGCGCGCTGGAACTGCGCCCGGAACACCTGCCCGGCATCGTGCATCGCCGGCGTGATCGTGCCGTTGCTCAGCATCACGCCGAGCGTGTCGACGGCGCGGCGGTGCACCACGGTGAGCCCGGTCTCCGGGTCGGCCTCGCGGATCGGATCGCTGAACCCGCCGTGCTGCAGCCGCCACTTGGTCGGCATGGCGAGGTCCTGGCGCTCGCGCTTCGCCTGGGTGCGGCGGGGTCGCTTAGCGGCCATGGCGCTGGCCTCCGACGATCGTGCCGCGCGGCCCCCAGCGCCGCGTGGCCTCGTTGACGATCGCCTGGCGCAGCCACGGATCGAGGATCTCGTCGACGGCGAGCGAGACGATGCCCTGTTCGCGCCAGACACGGCGGCGCATGGCGTCGAGCTCCTCGGGGCTGGACGGGCTCGCCAGGCGGCCGAGCGGGGAGCGGAAGCGGGCGGGAGAGCCGGGCAGCATCAGGCGCGACCTCCCTCGCCTTCGGTGGCCCAGAGCAGCAGCGCGATCGCGTCCGCCTCGTTATCGTCCGCGGGAGCGAAGCCGCGCGCGCGGATCGCCGCGATCATCGCCGCCTTGTCGGCGTTGCCCCGGCCGGTCGCGAAGCGCTTGATCGTGCCAACCGGAACGCCCTCGTAGGGCACGCCGCGCTGCTCACACCACGCGGTGAGGAGGCCGAGGAAACCGCCATAGATGTGCGAGCTGTCCGTGCTGGCATGGGCGCGCACTTCCTCGAAGACCACACGCTGCAAGCCGTGGGCGAGCCAGGCGATCTCGCCGAGCCAGTGGTGGAAGCGCAGGTAGCGCATGCCGCCGCCTTCGAACCGGCTCGGCTTGAAGGTCATGCTGCCGGAGGTGATGCCGCCGTCGCGGGCGCGCAGTGCCCAGCCGGTGGTGGTGCCGAGGTCGAGGGCGAGCACGGCGCGATGTGCGAGGGCGACGGGGAGCGGGGCGATGATGCCGCCGCTTGCGTCGGGCGCGGGCGGCGTCAGAGTCGCGAGAGCCATGATGGTCTCCGAGAGGGGATGCTCGTGGTGAGGGCGGCGACGGCGCGGTTCTTGGCGGAGCTCGCCGTCGCTGCCCGGCTGCTGGTGGGCGATGGGCTGTGTGGTGGCCCGGTCGCGGACACCGAACCCCACTTCGGTCCGGGCGCCGTCCAACCTTGTCCGACCTGCGCGCGGCAGGTTGGACAGGAATTATCCAGGCTTTTCAGACGGTTGGGCCGATCTGTCCAACCTGTCCAACCTCCCAACCTCCCCCTAAACCCTATATACGAGAATGTATTTCCCAACCGACCTGCACACGCTTCCTGCATGCCTTTAGGGGAAGGTTGGACAGGTTGGACAGTTGGACAGTCGGCCGGAAAGCCGCGGAAAAGCTCGGCTTCTCGTTGTCCAACCTGTGCAGCGAGGTTGGACAAGGTTGGACAAGCGATGCGCGATCGACGGCTCATGGCGCGGTCGTCCCCGGCGCCACGTAGCGCCACTCGCGTGGCGCCGTGTTCGTCCGGTACTTCTGCCAGCTCCTCGCCCGGAAGAACGCACCCACCCGCATCTGATCGGCGCGCGTCCACTTCGCGGGCTCGATGCCGAGCGCCTGCTCCAGCACCTCGCCGATCGAGACGTCCGTCAGCGGTTGCGCTCGCGGGACGAACTCGTCGCGCCAATCCTCGTAGGGACCGAAGCCGACGTTGACGCGGCGCTTCTCGCGGGTGAGCCAGCGCTCGATCAGCGCATCCCACGCATCGCCCTGGTAGCGTGCCTCCTGCGCCGCAGCCGCGAGCGCGATCAGCTCCTTGTCCTCGAGCCACCAGGGCGCGCCGGCGTTGAAGCGGACCACCGCCTCGGCCCAGAGCTGGTCGCGATTGCGCCGCAGCCCATCCAGGTCGATCTCGCCGCAGCGCACCGGCCAGAAGCGGCGATTGCCGGTCTCGTCGCGCAGATAGGTGTCCGGGTTCACGCTGCCGGCGAACACGCACTGCCGCGGCACGGTGATCACGTAGCGCTCGTAGGGCGGGCGATAGCGGTCGGCGGTGCGGGTGAGGAACGCCTTGATGCGCGAGACCTCGGCGCGGCCGATCGCATCGAGCTCGGCCATCTCGATGACCCAGACGCCTCGCATCTGCTGCGCGGCGTCCTTCGAGCCAAGCTCGGCGAGCTCGTCGGTGAACCAGGCCTCGGACGCCAGCACCTTGAGCGCGGTCGATTTGCGGATCCCCTGCGGCCCCTCCAGGATCAGCATGTGGTCGGCCTTGCAGCCGGGAGAGAGGATCCGCGCCACCGCCGAGATCATCCACGCGGCGCCGAAGGCGCGATGCAATGCGCTGTCCTCGGCGCCGAGATAGGCCGCGGTCCAGGTATCGAGCCTGGGTGTGCCGTCCCACACCAACGCGCTCAGGTACTCGCGCACCGGGTGGATGCGGATGTTGCGCGCCACGGCGACGATGCTGCGCCCGACTACGGTGGGCGGGACGTTGATCTCGTGACGCTGCAACCACTCCGCGCAGCGCACGTCGTCCGCCTCACCCCAGGTACGCGGGAACGCACCCTCCTCGCCGTCCCAGGGAAGACACCGAAGGACCACGATCTCCTGGCTGAACTCGTCGAACGCGAGGGCTCCGGCGAAGGCGGGATCGAGCGAGAGCGCGGTCAGCACGTTGGCTTCGTTGCGCTCCGGCGATCCGCTCGCATCGAGGCGCAGCAGCGAGGCCCAGCGTGGCCGTACCGGCGCCTGGCGCACATCGCCGGTGGTGTTGAGGCGGCGGCGCAGCTCGCTGAGCTGCTTCTCCAGCACCGAGACGGCGATGCCCGCCGCGGTCTTGATGGCGGCCAGGATCTGGCGCTCGGCCAGCGGATCGAGCCGCACGGTGACGATCCGGCCGAGCAGCTCGGAGAGCGGTCCCATCTCGGGCGGCTTGGTCAGCATGCGCGCCGCGGCGAGCAGATCGTCCGCCGTGCTGGGCGCCGGCGCTGCGTCCTGTGGTGGGGTCTGGTCCGGTGCCGTGTAGTCGCTCGCCGTGACGCCCCGGCGGAGGTCGTCGTTGAAGTCGTCGCCGTGCAGCGGCGCGATGATGACGGAGGGGATGTCGGCGAGGTTCAGCCGGTCGGCGAGACCCGCGGCCGCCTGCATGCCAGGATGGCCCGCGTCGGCGAAGATCGTGACGTGCGTGGTGCCGTCCGGCCAGCGCCAGCGCCGCAGCCCCTCGGCGGACAGCGCGGCCATGCTGGGGATGCCGAAGATCGCCTGCGCCGCGAGCGCGGTCTCGATCCCTTCGGCCACACCGATCCGGCCATCCTCGGGCAGCGGCGCGAGCCGCACCGCGCCGCCGGCAATCGGGCCGAGCATCTTCTTGCCGGGCGGCGCCTTGCCCGAGCCGTCGTCGAGCAGATAGGTGCGATGAATGCCGCCCGTCGGCTCGCCATTGCCGTCGCGCACGATGGCGACCATGCCGCACCAGCCACGGCGCGTGTCGAAATCGGTGAGATCGGCGTGGAACAGCAGATCCGGCGTCTCCGGCACCGCGAGCCCGCGGCTCCGCAGGTAGGTCTCGGCGACGGTGCCGCCGAGCGGGGCGCAGCCCTCCAGGATGCGCGCGATCTCGCGGCTGTGGTCTGGCCGCGGCTCGCCGATCCGCGCCGGTGGCGCAGGCAGGTCCATGCGTGCCCGGCGCGCCGCCTCGGCGAACAGGCGCGCGTCCGTCAGGCCGGTCGCGTGGTAGATCATGTCGATCGGGCCGGCGCTCTCGCCGGTGGCGTGATCGAAGCCCCAGCCGGCGAACCGGCCCTCGAGGTGGATCACGCAGGAGCCTTCGCCGCGCGGCGCACGCCCGGACAGATCCGCGCAGCGCAGCGTCCTGCCGTCCGCTGAGCGGCGCGCATTCGGGAACAGTGCCGGCAGCCACTCGCGCGCGGTCTCCGCCAATCGGCGCCGCACCTCGGCGAGATCCCAGCGCTGCGTCGGATCGTCGACCTCGTTCAGATCGATGCCGCCGACGCCCGCCAGGATGGACGCGTCTGTCGCAGCAGGGCTGACTTCGCTGACGCCGATCATGCCAGGATCACCAGCCCCTGCTCGGCGCGGGTGATGGCGGTGTAGAGCCAGCGCTTCCGGTCGAGCTCCGTGCGGCCGAGCCCGTCATCCCACACCACCACGTTGCTCCATGCCGAACCCTGAGCCTTGTGGCAGGTGATCGCCCAGCCGAAGGTCGCCTCGGTCAGCATCCGCTTCGCCTTCCAGTCGCGGTCGTGGCGGTGAGTGTCGAAGGCGACGTGGTCCTCGAAGTGGCCCTTGTAGATGCGCAGCCGTCCGCGCGTGCCGTCCGGCTGCGGCGGGCCGACGCGATGGCCGTCCTCGTCGGTCACCACGGCGGAGAAGAACAGGCTGCCCTCGTCGACCACATCGTCGAGCGTGACGAACATGCCGTTGATCAGGCCGATGTCGTTCTGGTTCTTCAGGCAGACGATCTTCTCGCCCGGGCCGGTGGGCAGCCAGCCGGGGCCGTAGCCGGCGGCATGGCGCATCGCGTTGTTGAGCTGCAGCCGCGTCGCGTTCCGGCCGCAGATGACCTGCCCGCCGCGCAGCGCCTGCTGCGGCGTGACGTCCATCTTGCGCATCTTCCAGACATGATCGTCATGTCGGCCGAACGGGATCGGCTCGCCCTGGCGCGCCATGGTGGCGAGGCGGATGATCGCGCTCTCCGCCGCCTGGCGATGGATCTCGGTCAGCATCACGTCCGGCGCGTCGCGGGTGAACGCGCCTTCACCCTGGATCGGCGGCAGCTGCCCCGGATCGCCGAGCACCAGGATCGGCTTGCCGAAGCTCATCAGGTCGCGCGCCATCTCCTCGCCGACCATGGAGACCTCGTCGAGCACGATCAGCCTGGCGTGCGCTGCATCGCTCTTGGGGTTGAGCGCGAAGCGGGGCCGCTTCATCTCCGCCACACCCTGACGCATGGCCGCGATGGCGGCCTCCGCCGTGGTGCGCTCGAAGCCGGCGAGGTGGCGTGCCTCGGCGATCGCCTGCTCGATCTTCTTCTCCGCCGCCTCGACCTCCTCCTCGGTCGCCTCGATCACGCTGTAGATCAGGCTGTGGATGGTGCGTGCGGGCGTGCCCTTGCGGCGGAGGACGAGCGCGGCCTTGCCGGTGAAGGTGGCGGTGACGACGCCGGGGACGCAGGTGTCGCCGTCCTGGCCGCCGCGATGCGGCTCGAGGCCGAGCTCCTCGAGAGCAAAGCGCAGCACGGTGGACTTGCCCGTGCCCGCGTACCCGAACAGCCGGAACACCTGCTGCTCGTCGCTGCGGTGCTCGAACCATTCCTTGATGGCGGCGATCGCGCGATGCTGCGCGTCGGACGGGGTCAGGTCTGTCATCCGGCGGTCTCCATCTCGAGCCGGTAATCCTTCACGATCCCGCCGCGGGAACGATCACCGACCTCGCATTCGCGCACGAACACGCGCCGCCCGTCGCCGAGCCTGCGCCAGTGGCCGCGTCGGATGTGCCAGCGCGGAGACGCATGCGTGCCGCCGAGCCTTGCAGCGGCTTCGGCGATCCGGCTCGGGTCGATGTCCGCGACGCGATATTCCCAGCCGCGAACACCGATCCGCGCGAGCTTCGCGCGCCGCAGCGGCGAGAGGGTCTGGCTTTGGAACGCGCACCCTGCGGCCAGAAGGCCGACCGCGCGCCAGACCGCGGATGGCAGCACTTCCGAGTAGACGCCGATGTCCTGCGGCCGGAGGACCTTCGGGTTGGTCTCCACCTCGGCCACACCGTCCTGCAGGAAGCGGGCATAGGCCAGAACTTCTGTCCATGCGCCGCGCTTTGAGTCGCGCTGGAACAGGTAGCCCCTCACATCGTCGGATGTCGCGATCGCCAGGGCAACCATGCAGCCGCCCACGACGCCGCTCTGCACGATCTCGAACATGACTGCGGGATGCGGGAGCTGAAGGCGGCCAGGCAGAATCACCTGTGCGAGGCGCGCGACCTCGTCGCTGTCGAGCCGCTCCTGGTCGGGGAACACGTAGACCGGTGCCGTCAGTACCGCGGAGACGTCCGGCGCATTCCAGAGCCCTGGTGACCTGCGTGCCAGCCGTAGCTTCAGTTCATAGGCCATGGGCACGCGAGCGATTGGATTAGCAGGCGTCATGGTGAGTTCTCCCAGCATCGTTGCGCGTAAGGGCAGAGGCGGCAGAGGTGGAAGTCGCGGTGGGCGGCGATGCGGGGCGGCAGCTCGCCGGCATCGACCCCGAGCAGGATGTCGACGGCGCGATCGGAGAGGCGCTGCGCCTCCTGCGGCTCGAACGGCACGACCTCGTGGTGCAGCGCCAGCGTGTCGCGGTTGAGCGCGGTGACCAGCGCGACCTCGAGGTCGAGATAGGCCATGTAGAGCTGCACCTGGGCGAAGTAGATCGGCTTGGAGGCACGCAGCCCGTGCTTCACCAGGTCGTTCCAGGAGCGTGCGCCCAGCGCCTTGTGCTCGAACAGGGCCGGCCAGCGGATGCCGATCTCGGGGCCGCCGACGATCACGCCGTCGGCATGGCCGCGCAGCCGGCCACCGGCAGCAGAGAAGCCGAACTGCTCGCCGTCCGGGCCGCGATCGCGCAGGTCGAAGCCGGCACTGCGCAGCCAGCGGATGGTGAGCGCCTCGAACTGGTGGCCGGCGTCGAAGATGCGCAGGATCGGACCGTCGAACTCCTGGCCATCGTCCTTCGGCGTGTGCGCGACCTCGTAGGCGAGCCGCCGCGCGCAGGGCTCGCCGATGCGGCTGCCGCCGAGGTAGTCGCGCGGGCGCTGGCGGCGATTGCGCTCGACCAGGGCGGCGTCGACCAGTGCGTTCACGCGCGCGGTGACGTCGGTGCCTGGTTCGATGGCCGGTGCGCCGTAGACGCGGCCAGAGCCGTGGTTCAGGTCGAGCAGCATTGCGGCCCTAAAACGGAATGTCATCGTCGAGGGTGGGACGCTTCTCGGCCTGGCGCTGCATCGAGGCCTGGAAGCCATCGACGCAGGCCTCGATGATGCGGTCGATCTCGGCGGCCGAACGCTCGGCGAACGGGGCGAGCAGGCCGAGCTCCTGCAACACCTCGGCGAACGGACGGCGTGCGTCCTTGATCGCCTGCACCTCCATGGCGGTCTTGTCGATCACGCCACCACCTCGCTCGGCGAGCACGCCGCCGGCCTCGCAGCACGCCATGGAGCAGAAGCGGTAGAGCGGTGCATCGCCGACCTGGAGCCGGTGGATGTAGCCGAAGCCGCGCGCCTCGCGGCTGCACAGCGCGCAGAGACGCCGCGCCGACCATTCCGCATGCGAGAGCGGGCGTGCGTCGGGCTCCCATCGAACGAAGTTCGATGGGATCGCGGCATGCCGCGATCGGCGCCGGTCACCCACCGCCGCGGGGCGGTGGGGTCCCGATCGCGCCCGCTTTGCACGGGCCATCGCCGCATCAGCCGTTCAGCCACGCCGGGCCACCGGTCGGCTTCGGCACCGGAGGCGGCGGTGCCGCGGGTGCCGGGGCGGACGAAGCGGGCGGCGCCCAGGCGGGCGTCGTCGCGGCCGCGGGTCGTGCCTGCGGCGGGCCCCAGGACGGCGCCTGCGTCCGCGGCGCAGCGGCCTTCTTCGTGGGCCGGTGCGACGGCTGCGGCGGCACGGTCTCGCCCGCCATGATGCGCGCGTACTCCGGCTCGCCCGGCAGCACCACCCGATCCAGCCGGTTGGTGTCGCCATAGTCCGGGTTGGTGCTCGGCTCGACCCGGATCTTCGCGACGAACGTGATGCCGTGCAGATCGCGCAGGCCGCGCAGCTTGCGCTGCGCCTTCGCCGCCTCGCTCATGTCCTGGGGATTGAGCCCGAGCGCGCTGTCCACCATCGCCCGGAACATCCCCTTCGAGATCTTCCAGCCGATCGAGACCCCATGCTCGTCGACCTTGCCGCCCTGCACCGTGAACTGCTGCCAGAACTTGCGCCGCGCATGCGGACCCGAGACCACCGTGAACTCGGTATCGAGCATGCGCACGTCGCTGCCCGGCGTGTTCGAGAGCTTCAACAGGCCGCGGTCGAGCTCGCCCTCGCCATCGGCACCCCCCGGGCGCAGCGCCATCGTCACCTTGGCGAAGCTGCCGTCGGGGATCAGGTCGGAGCTGCGCGGCAGCTCGGCGTCGTTCAGGTCGAACGTCATGGTCACCTCCGTGTGGCGTTGATCTTGCGAAGCAGGGCACCGAGATCGGGCGGCTCGGTCTCGGCGAGGCGGCCGGAGCGGTCCTTCGCCGGCAGGCCGAAGCGGTTGGCCGCGGTGCACACCAGCCGGCGCTCGCTGCCGTGCTCGGGGTCGTGGCGCAGCGCACCGTCGGGATCGGTCGAGAACAGCGCCATGGTGATCACCTGGTCGACGATCCCCGGCAGCTCACGTCCGGCCTTGCCGCCCTCCATCTGCGGCTGCCAGGTCACCCGGCCGAATTCGTCGGCGACGCGTTCGAGGATGCCGACCATGATCACGGTCTTGCCCGGCGCGTGTTGCAGGTGCTTGAGCAGGCCGATCACCTCGCGCGCCATCAGGCCGTAGGCGCCGCGCGTGTCGGGCCGGCCGGTCTTCTCGGAGAACGCCTCCGGCCGGGTCTTCGCCCACGCCATCGCCTGGCGCGTGAGGTCGGTGATGCTGTCGAGGAGGATCGTCGTCTTGCCGGCGATCAGCCGAACGAGATCGGGATGCGCGTTCACCAGGTGCTGGTGGTGTGCGGCCGAGAAGAAGCTGTTCGGTTCCGCCGCCGGGTTCACCCCGCCGATCAGGCAGGCGAGGTCGATCGCATCCTCGAAGCTGCGGACCGGGATGCTGTCGCCCGGCCAGTCCTGCACCGACTTCATCCCGGCTTCGAGATCGACGCAGAGCGTGGTGGCGTGCGGCAGGGTCGTGACCAGGGTGGTCTTGCCGACGCCGCTCGGGCCGAACAGCGCCATGGTGGTCTTGTTGGCCGCCTCGGAGAGCCGCTCGTCGGCGGTGACGATGCGCAGCGCCA